GAAGAATTGAAATTTATAGTGACGCATCTTCCATGCCTGCTACTCTTAACTTGACTACATTAGTGATTTGCCACTGTTTTTGATCAAGTCCTTTTAGCAAGCCGAGCCACTTGTTTCTTAGAAGTGCAAATTCATTTATTATTTTTTCATAATCAACTACGTCTGCTTCACCGTCAACATATTTTTCAACGTCTCTGCTACTCAAAGCTCTTTGATAATTTTCAAGATATTTTTTGAAAAATGAACTACGTAATCTACGTAGCTCGATATTAAGATAATTTAATATAGCTTCTATTTCTTGTAATTGATGAAATCTGTGTTCAACAATACCTGGCATTTCTGCCGCGGCACGTTCTACATTGCCTTTAAGTTTTACTTCAGCTCTTGCAGATGAAAGTTCTGATTCAAAGTGCAGTATTGCTTCTGGAATCTTGTTTACGTCTCTAGCTACTTCAGAGTACCAACCCATTAATCATCCCATTCGTCATCAATATCTTCACCATCGTCATCTATATCTAAATAGTATCCAATGGCCGCATCAAGCATATCACAACTGCCCATTGCATCTCTAAATTCTGTATCATCTGTGCCGTAATCAGCACAGACTTCTACAAATTTTTCAGCTACAATTTCTGTGTGTTTCTTGTCTAAGCTGTCTTTAAAAGTGTTCCAAATATCAACTATTTGACTGCTTTCCATGTAAGTCTACTCCTGTTCAAGTTTTTCTGTTGTTTTCTCTTGTTCTACAACCTCGATATTTACCTCAGGGTCTACTTTATTGGCATAATCTGACATAACTTTGTCCAATAATTCACCAGTCCAGTTTTTACGATATTCTTTAACTTCTGTACCTGCTGAGTCAATATATTTTAGCCTATTGCCATCTTTAACAATCAAGCCTTTTTTCTCAAACAAATCAACTAAACCACTATACGGATTCATTCCTGTTTCATAAGGAATCTTTACTTGTACGCCTTCGAACGGTTTTGCATATCTAGTCTTCATTACTTTACAACCTGCTCTAATACCACGTACATCAGTTACCTTGTTTCCATCTTCGTCCTCTTTTAGTTTCAATTTCTTCATTGCTACTACAATAGAACTTGCATAGATAAATCCTTGTCCGCCTGATATTTTGTCATCTGGATCAAACATATCCTGCGATGCATAAGTGTGGTTAGTACATACTAGTCCTACGTTATGCGAACCAATCATGTTAACTGTGTTACGTACTAATGAAGTAAGTGCCTTAGGTTTACGACCCATATCACCCTTCATGTCACCTTTGTTAAACTGATCTACATCTGTAGGTGTAAGTAACATACCCAAACTATCAATAACAAACAACACTTTAGGACGATCCTCTTCGGGCATCGCTTTATAGTCTGTCATAAATGTAGAAACTGTTTTTGCTACATCGTCAATCATTGACATGTTAAGTTTAAGTAATTTTTCTTCGCTTGTATCAACTTCTAATGCATGTAACCAGCTTTCATCTAATGCATTCTCTGAATCAATTAATACAACAAAGATACCTTGATCTTGTGCCGCCTTTACAATGTTACCTGCACAGATATAACTTTTACCTGCACCTGATTCACCTGCAAAAACAGTTACCTTACCCATTGGCACACCTTTGTGAAAGTCGCCACTAATAAGATAATTGAGTGCATAGTTACCTGTAGAAATCCAATCAGTCGGATCATTGAATCCTGCACTCATGCCTGTAATGGATTTTGTTAGTTGTGTCCTAAACTTTGTAGGATCAAAAGTTTTCGCCATAATGCCTCCTTAAATAGCCTAGTGGGGGGTTAACCCCACTAGTATATATTTTTAGTTTTGTTGTCTTTGCCTTATCATGGAAAGAATGTCTTCAGCTTTTCCACTTGTACTTGGCGTTGCTTCTACCTTAGGCTCTTCTACCTTAGGAGCTTCTTCCTGCTTTGGGGAAGTATCCACCTTTGGAGCACTAGGTGCCGGAGCAGTATCCTTACTTGCATTAGGATCGCCTGTACGTGCTGACATGCCAGCTGGACGGAAGTACTGTCCGAACTTGTCTTGATCGTATGCTTCACCATCAACACTTGCTTCAAACATTTCTTTCATCACTTTGACTTCAACATCGCTTGGCTTTTTAGGAAGGAAATCATTTAAGTTAAACAGACCATTTGATTCAATGGCTTTCATTTCTGTATCACTTAAAGGACGTTCACGTCTTGCCCAACTTGAAGTTGAGTAATCTGCATAACCGCCTTTAGAAGTTTTTGTAAGACGGAAATCAACACCAGCAGTATAATCTGTTGGTAGTTCTTCCATATCAGGATCCATCAATGCGGACTTGATAATTTGGAAAATTTGTGGTCCAATAATGAACCTACGAATTGGATTTTCAGGTGTTGTATCTTCGCTTAATGCATTGTCAGTTACAAACCCTTGAAAGATATAAGATCTTTTCTTCCAATATTTACGACCCATGTCTTCAAGACTTGGATCCTTAAACCAACCACGAACTTCGTTAAGAATTTCACAGCTATCTCCATACATTTCCATACAAGGAACTTGTACCTGTACAGGTCGTGAATCAGTTTCACCTTTGATACCTGCAAACGGAAGTTTGATCATCAAACGTTCTTTCCAGAAAAATGTGTTGGATTCGTCTCCATCTGGTAAAAACCTAACTGTAGTAGTTTGGCCTTCTGTCATATTCCAGAATGGAAAAATTGCGTTGTCCCCGCCGGAGCTTTTTGAACCACCTGTGCGTGATTCTTGTTCTTTCAGTTTAGCTCTGATCTCTGCTAATGTTGCCATAATATGCCTCCTTAAATTTTTGCCTTATAGCTTTGTGCCTAAAAAACATGCACAACAATATACATTGTACATGATATTATTTATAATGTCAAGTAGTTTTTTGCTTTATTTGTGGATTTTGGCTATCTTACGCCAGCAAGTTGCTGAATTCTAGCCATTTCTCTATCGCGACCTGCTAAAAGTTCTTGTATGACTTGGCCTGCTTCGTCTACTGCCTCGTCACCATATTCTTTTTGCACAGATGTAAGAACTGCTGTCTCTCCTTTTGGAAAAGCGTTATGAGTGTAATCGTACATACTTTTCACAAACTCTTCTACAGGAATCTCGTTCTTTTGTTTCATCTCGTCGCCTGCACCTTTTGGACTCAAATCTATTGTATCAGCATCATCGTCACTAGCTTCTTTTTCATCTTTACCAAAAATTGAATCTACAACTTTGTATCCGCCATACAATATTGCCATTACAACTGCCGCCGGTAAAGCATACTGTTTGGCAATTCCAGCAATTTTATCCATTGTTGGTAAATTATCCAAAGTACCTGCCGCCATTGCTTTTAAATCATCTGCTGTCTGTATCACTTTATCGCCAGCCGCGGACACGTTTTGTCCTATCTGCGATACTAGTTCTTTTGCTTGTCCAGGTAATGCACCAACTGTTTTTACTGTATCCACTGCACCTTTAGCCAAATCCATTGTTGCTGTAGGATTAGCCGCCGCTACTGCACCAGCGCCTGTTTTAATTGGATTTCTTGCGGCCACTTTTGCTCCGCCGCCTACAAGTTTACCAATCATTTGTGCACCTTTTTTTGCCGCTGGTAACAATCTTGGACCAACTACTCTTGCACCTGCAACCAGTGCCGGTACTAAGAACTGAACGAACTCATTGAGCTGTTCTTCTGATAAACTTTCTTCATTAGTTTGGCTATCAGCTAACAGTTTCGCCGCTGTTGCTTTGTCCATTTTGGTAGGATGTTTTTTTCCTGAACCTGCAGGATATTCAAAGTCTTTTTCACCCTTTGCCGCCGCATTGGCCGCCGCCATCTTAAAGTCTTCAAATGCTCTTTCGTATTCTGTCATAGGAGCATCTTGATTAAAGTCTGCACCATTTACAATGGCATCTGCTTGTGGTTCAAAATCATATCTTTCTGGAGACATGTAATCCGGGTCCATGTAATCTTCGTCATTTACCTTGTCCCAAATATCAGCATAACCTCTTCCATATTTTTCAATGAATTCGTCTCTTGACATATCAGCCGCATCGTCTTCCATGTCCATGACCATGCCTTTTACCTTACCTTCAGTTTCAACACCTTCACCATGGGCATATTTGTTGTCTCTATTATTCCATTCTTCTTCAGCATCTTCTTGAGCTGAACGTAGTATTTCTTCAGCGTCTACACCACCATAGTTCATAATCATATCTGTATCATTTTCCACGTCATATCCTAATTTACTACTTGGATTATTACCGTATGCGTGTACTTCAATTGATTTTACATCTACTACTGGCTTGCCATTTACTATTTTGGCAGTATAATGGATGTCGGCTCCTTCTACTTCACCATCATCTCCTGATACTTCAAATCCTTCAATCTTACCTTTAAACTCTTCAGGATCAAATCCTTCGCCTATCAAATCTTCTGGACCAAGATCTTTTACCTTGTTTGCTTCACTTACTAATCTATAGATGTAAGGAAATACGTCTTTTAGATCTTCGTTAAATTGTTTAATAGTAAGTTCGTCAATCCAAGAATTAGTTACATCTTCTGGAACTTCTTCAAGCACGGTTTTGTCGAAGTTTTCGAATGCTTCTTGGTATTTTGCTTTTGACTGTAACGCATGTGCCGTTTTCTTAACGGCCTCTATTCTTTCATTAACAACCTCCATATAACCTGCAAGTCCTTCAGCCATTACATTTGAGCGATTCATGTATGTTTTGAATTTGCGTAGTTTAGAAAGTTCTTCTGAAAGTCCAACAATGTGTTTGCCAAAGTCGTCATAAGGATTACCACCTTCTGATACGTGCATTGCCATTGCTCTTGCACCATTCATGTGTCGTACTGGATATTTAAATCTTTCTCCTGCTTGACTTTCAATGTATATACCAGCAATGTCTCTAGTTCTACCTGCTGGTTGTTCTTGGTTGATAGGCTGGTTATGTTTTATTACCATCCTTGCTGAACCAATGTCTTGGAAACTGGTTCTGCTTGTTCCGTATAGTTTCGATTCGCTCATTTGCTTCTCCGTGCTTAGATATTGATAATCTCTTTTATCAAGGTTAGACTTCGTTATGTCTCTTGTGTCAAAATTTAACATTCTTTTCTTAGCAAACTGTCTTAATTCCTTCAAAAAATCAAACCAGTTGCTTTTGCTTGAACTATCCTCTGAATCAAATAGTTTTTGGCTAAACATCACTGTTAAATCTTTTTCATCAAGACTGATGCTAACTTTCTTTCCTTTTGCAAAATCAAATTCAAAAAATCTTCCTTCTTTTGGTGCATTTGTTATGGTTGCATCACCATCGCCAACAGTAATAGAGGGATATCTGCCCCTAATTTTGTTGAATAGTTCATTTGCAATAGAATCAAGGTTTTTCATACTAATATTTATCCTAAACCGCCTGTAACATAGATAGGCATAGGCGGTTGTATAGGATCATCTCCTTCTGCCTGTGTAAATGTATTATATATCCTAGGATCCCAGTCTTTTAACACATTCATCATACGCAAGGCCAGTAACGTTGCACTAATAAGATCGTCTGTTTGTCCTACTTTTGCCCTAAAACTAGTGCCTGTAGCAACAAAGTTCTTAAGTTCTGTTATTAATGCTTTGCTTCTTAACTTTAGTTGATCATTTTCTACCATTGTTTTTAGTCTACTACAAGCAGTTATTTTGGTACCATGAGTAGTTTT